AAAATCAACGCCTTCACCGCCAGCGTTGTTCTCTCGCCGCAGTTCGTCATACTGCGCCGGATCTGTCATCCGTGCAGCATGTTCGTTGGGATAAGGCCGTGCCTCTTCCATCTTTCTATCCTGCAATACCTTGATTCTATCCGTGGTCTCCATCAATCCTCAGGCGCCTCCGTTGGATCTTCTAAAACCGATTGCTCTTCATAGCCTTCGTCTTCCAATGGTGGTTGGGTCTCATCAAACGCAGGCGTCGCGCCCATGCTCAACGGAGGCTGTACGCCGCCGCCACTGTTGACTTCGCTTGGATCGGTGTCGACGACAATATCCATCTCGTCAAGCATCGCCAGTTCCGCCTGACGTGCCACCAGCACATCCTCTAGGTCGCCGCCCTGTTCAGCGATCACCTGTCCCAAGGTCTTGAAGCCACAGCGCACAGCGGTCTTGTAGGCATCCACCTCACGCTGCGGGTCCACCCATTCCCAGCTGCGCGGCACCCACCGGCTAGCGCGGTAGCGGTCAGGATTGGTCTCATAGCCAGGCAGGTTCAGCGCACCGCTCAGCACGGCCATATCAAGCCACGCCTCGAATACCTGCTGGTGAAAGTTTTCCACCATGTACCGCTGCAGCACGCGGTAGGTGTCGCGCTCTTCCAGCAGGCTCAGCCGGCTGCTGCTGTAGTTGCTCTCTGAGAAGTTCTTGCTGATGCTCTCAAAAGACACACCAACGCCAGCAGCCACAGCACGCAACATGCTGCGGGTGAATGGTTCCAGTTGGCCATCAGGTGCATTCAGATCTGGCACCGATACCGATTCACCAGGCGCCAGATACTTGAACACACCAGGCTGAAACTCGCTGACCCGCTCACCCTCATAGATCTCATCGCCTACGAGCTCGCCCTCTGGCGATTGGATAAAGCCCATCAGCGCCGAGCTAGCCCGAGCACGCACAACCTCGGCCTCTTCGTAGCCCTGCAGCATGTGCAGACGCATCAGCGCAGACGCGAACCATGTCACGCCTCGAGTCTGTCCCGGACGCTCAGGCAAGAACAGATGGATTACTTCATCAGCAGGCACCCGCACGCGCTTTCCATTGCTGCGGTTCGGGCCCGCATAATTGTCACCAGGATGGTTTGCGTAGAAGTGATAAGCCTGCGGCCTTAGGTAGCCATCCACCTCGATGCCCATCCGTACCGTGTTGCCTTCCTTGGCTTGCGGCACATCATCATCGATCAGATAATCCGCCTCCAGCACCTGCAACGCAAACGGCACCTTGCTATCCCCGAACGGACGCCGGATCATCCGCACGAACACCTCGCCGCTTTCAGCCAGGCTGCGCACCAGCAGGCGCTCAATATCGTGAAAACCAAGGATGCCGCTCACATCACAGCGGCTCTTGTGCATCCACTTCTCCCATTGCTCGTGGATTTGACCGTTGATCGCCTCATCCAACTTGCCGCCACGCAGCATCCGCACCTGGCCCTGATGGCGGATGCCATGCCCGATCACATTGTTCTGGATCGCCCGTAACGCCTGCCGGGCATAGTCGTTATCACGGCATAGCTGCCTTGCCCGGTTGCGCAGCGCCTTAAAGCTGCTCTTGATTTCGCTGTCAGCACTGGTGCCGCTAGTCACCCAGTCAGCGGTCAGCCTGCTGACGCGAGCACCCTGATACGCCCGAGCACGCGGCCGCACCGGCTCGAATCCCATCGCCTTGAACAGCCGCGTGCGCAATCCCATCAGAACCTCACGAACAGATTGTGCGGATTGCCAAGACCATTGGCGATCAGCTCCGCCATCTGCTCTCGTTTGATCTCAGCCTTCAGCTTAGATTCACGCTCCATCAGTTCACCCAGATCAAGCTTGGTGAAACTGCGGCTGCCGATTGTGTACTGCTTAGCGCCGCCGCTGATGATTGTGCGGATCGCAGCCTGCACAGCATCGAGATCGATCTGCGCTTGGCTGCGCCCATCAAACGCACCCGGTGTGCCGGCATAGCTCAGTGCCCGCTCAACCGTCAGCTGGCCAGCACCGAGCGTGATCACCGATCCAGCCTTGCTGGCGATTGCCTGCCAGTACCACGTACCTGCATCAAACGCGCCGCTGGTCGCTGCGCTGATCGTGAACTCCCACCCAGTCCCATAGGCGGTGCCCGTAACACTGCTTCCTTCGCTTGCTGTATTAGTGCGCAGCCAGTAAGTCAGCGAATAGTCCGCGCTGCTGACCACATTGCCCAGATTGTCCGCACCCTCAATGTCCCGCCACTGGATCGTGTCGCCGGCCTGGATTGTGCTGGGGATGTTCACGGCCTACCAGTTGCTCACAAACGCAGACGGGGCGGCAGGCGCCGCTTTCTTCCTTGATCTTAGCGGTGCTTTCTTGCCCTCTTCCAGCTGCACTCTCAGCTGTTCCCACATCGTTGCCTGATTCATCCGCCGCCCATAAAGCAACATTGCCGCGTACCCATACACCAGGCAGTCCAACGCCTCATTGCGATCCCCCGCTTTCTTCACCCACTCCCGAATCGGGAAGCCGCGGTGATATCGCAACGCCTGCCGTTCACTGGTCACCTGCTTGAAGTAATCCTCATCCGCAGCCATCCCGAAATGCAGCCCACCTGTTGCTTGGTTATGGCGCAACCGGCCAAACAACGTGGTCTTGATCGTGTCGGTGCCCAGCTGGTACAACGTCACGCCGCGTTTGATCACCCGGCCGCGCCAGTTCACATCCACCTTGCTGCCCTTGCCGACCGCAGCACTGTTGCGCCGGCTGCTGCCCTTGATCGCAATCACGCCTTGCCCCACCCGGTCGCGCACATACCGATACACCTCATGCGTGCAATGGCCGCCAGAGTCCACCGCCATCTGAGCAATCTTCAATGTCTTGCCGCTCTCGTGTTCCCACTCAGTCGCCAGCACTGTATCCAGCTGGCTCCACACCTCCGTCATGGTCGGGTCGCCCATTAGTTCCTGATGCCACACCAGCCAGCCCGTCTCGCCCTCGCCCCATCCCCACACGCTCACAGCTAGCCGGTTGTCCTGCACGTCGACGCCAGCAGTCAGCAACACAACGCCAGCAGGGCACAGCCCGCTCCTGTAATCCAGTCGGCGCTCCATCAATCCATCGGCGCTGATCTTCGCCGCATAGTCCTCCTCCCATGTCTCCGCCAGCCGCGTATTCACAAACGCCTTCAACGCCGGCGCATCGCCCTTAGCCCTTAGAAAGTCCTCAACCAGCTGCTCCCAGCTGCACCAGCCCAGCGGGCTATACAGACCCGAGAGCTGGAACCCAGCCGTCCTGCCATTACCAGCCGGTGCTGTTGCACGCCATTCGCCACGGCGAAGCATCGCAGGCTTATGCAACTCCTCGAATCGTTCGCTGCAATGCTCGCACTGATAACGCGCAGTTTCCGGCCGGCCGTCTTCCCACTTCAACTGGCCCCATTTCAACCACTCCATCGCGCCGCAACTGGGGCAGGGCACATAGAACCGCCGCTGATCGCTCCGCAGATACTCCGCCTCGATCCGGCTGAAATCCTTCACAGTTGGCGTGCTGGTCAGCAGGATCTTGCGCCGCGCAAACGTCGTCGTCCGTCGCTCCGCCAGCGCTACCGGGTCGCCCTCCCCGTCCACATCGCTCGGGAATCCATCGACTTCATCGCAGAACAGATACCGACAAGGCGCTGATCGCAAGCCCGTCGCACTGTTTGCACCAGTCAGCAGCATGATCCCGCCGCTGAACTCCTTGCTGAACATCGTGTTGCCAGAGTCCCGAGCCCTTGCCGGTGCAATCTTCTCGGCCAAGCACGGTGTCTCCGTGATCATGCTCTCCAGCCGCTGCTTGCTCAACCGCTTCGCCATCTCCACCGTCGGCTGCACGCACAGCATCGGCCCCGGTGCATGGTCGATCACATAGCCCAGCCAGTTACTGCCGGCCTCCGTCTTGCCCGTCTGCGCCGCAAACATCATTACCACCCGCTGCACCGTGCTCTCGCTGCTTAGGCAATCCATCGGCTCACGCAGATACGGCGTCCGATCCGTCCTCCATGGCCCCGGCTCCGCACTCGCCTTGCTGCTCAACCGCCGATAACGATCCGCCCACTCACTAACTGTCAGCGGCTGCTCAGGTCGCAGTCCATCCATGAAGCCATCACGCCATGCGTTAGCCATCACACAGCTCCACCAGCGCCGCACGGTGCTCCTGCGTCAACACCTGGTGAATCACCGTTGGATCCGTCTCACCAGCCAGCTGATGGCTCAGACGATCCGCCAAATTTGCCAACGCCTCACGCACGCCGCGGCCAACCTTAAACGCTTCCTTCTTCACCTCCTCAGCTGGCACCAGCTCACCCCGTTGCTGCGTCACCTGCAGCTTTGCCAGCTCCGCCTGATAGTGCTCACGCC